CATCGTCAGCTTAGCGCAAGTTCCGCTGGTTGTGATGCCCTACTTAGGTGGTAAGTACGGATACGGTGTTACGTCAGTTGCACTTGGCCGGGCCGCTCGTATTTTTACTAACAGCGGATTTGATCGCGAAGTAGAAATGTTAGTCCCAACTGATAAGGGTGAGAAGATGGTGAAGGTCAAGGCTTTCCCATCCATGGACAACTATGACTTTACCAAGCACCCCGAGTTAAAACACCTTGAGACTTTGGTTAAAGTGGCAAGTGCCCGTGGTCAATTGAACCGCTCACAGATTTACGACATTCTTGACGTAGGTGAAGAGAATAACTTGTTGACCAAGGTCAATGCCGCTTCCGGTTTTGTATTCCATCATGGCGAACGTATGAACCGCCAAGTTGCGCTGATTGCGGCTTACGAATTGGAACTCAATCAGATGCGTAAAGATGGCCGCAAGATTGATGCTAAGGCTGAACAAGAAGCCGCTGACTATGCAGTGTACGTAACAGAACTTACCAATGGTGGAACAGCCGCCGCCGCTGCGCCGCGTATTGCTCAAGGGCCTTTGGGTAAAGTTCTTTTCATGTACAAGCGCTATGGCGTGTCCATGTACTACATGCTGTTTAAGACCGCACGGGATGCGCTTAAAAACGAGGACGAAAAGGTACGCGAAGCCGCTATGAAGCAGATTGCCGGTATTTACGCATCTGCCGCCCTGATTGCCGGTGCATCCGGTGTGCCAATGTTCGGAGTTGCCGCCATGGTCTACAACATCTTTAAGGGTGATGATGACGACGATATGGACACAGCCGCACGTAAGTGGATGGGCGAGTTGTACTACAGTGGACTTGGTAATGCCGTGTTTGGTGTAGAGATTGCCAATCGTGTGGGTCTAAGTGACTTGTTGTTCCGCGACACCACCACAAAACCAAGCGATAGCGTCATGCTCAGTCTGATGGAACAAGCCGGTGGCCCTGTGCTCGGTGTTGCAAGTCGAGTCGAGCGTGGTCTGAAGTTGATTAACGAGGGGCACACTGAGCGCGGTATTGAGCAGATGCTCCCGTCTGCAATCGGCAACATGATGAAGGCCATGCGCTTTGGAACCGAGGGTGCAAACACCTTGCGTGGTGACCCCATCACTGGTGACCTTGGCCCTTGGAACACGTTTGCTCAGTTCTTTGGCTTCGCCCCCGCTGAGTACACCCGCCAGTTGGAAATCAATAGTTCACTGAAGAATATTGAGCGTAAGACCATGGAAGATCGCACCAAGTTATTGCGCAACTTCTACATTGCCACCCGTAACGGCGACGGACAGGAACGTGCAAGTGTGTTGCAGAAGATGCTTGACTTCAATAAGAGGCACCCTACTGCGGCAATTACACCCGACACAATCGACAACTCCATGGCACAGCACATGAAGACGTCCTCCGAGATGTACCACGGTATTACGCTAAACAAGTCACTGCGACCTGAATTGATGCGTAACGTCCGTGAGTACGACGACGAGGATTAAAAAATCCCCCGCTTATTAGGGCGGGGGATAAACTCCGATAAAGGAGAACGAAGGAGACAGGCAACCTGCTCGGTCGGAATAGTATCACAGCCGTCTCCAAATGCGAACCCCCCACCTGCCATCTTCTATGCGGGGGCGGTATTCCACCACCCAATAACGTCTTTGGGTAATATCGTAGACCTGCCGAACACACTCCAAGGTATTTATACATGGTATAAATACAGACCCACCTATCGGAAAATTATCCCAATTGAGGACAAACCGCACCCCATCAGGGGCGAGGTCGTCAAGGTGCAGTCTATTTTTGGAAGAGCGCGGCGGTTGTCGCCATACTTTGCTCAGTTTCATCGTCCATAAATGATGAGCAGTCCACAGTAATTGCATCTACGGGCGGCCAGTTTGAATGGGTGCCTTTACCCAAACGAACCTTCTCCTTCTTTGCTTTCGTGCGTCCTGTTTTTAGTCCATCAACAAACCCACCATAGTTGATCTGTTGTTTACCGCACCACTCTTTGAGCGGCTTGGGCAGAAGGTACAACCTTTTAATGTCGTACTCGTAACGCGCCACAAAGTTCATTCGCGGCACTGCTTCGGGGTGAATCAGATGATCTAATCCCGTCGCTTGTTTACGTGCATCATCCGTACTCTTGATACGCAGGATGCCGTTGTAGTGGTCAGCCAAGAAATCTGTCAGGATGCTTTCAACATCAACACCCATCTCGGCCATGTCGGTACGTGCGTCTTGCATGACCTTGATAATCCATTGCACGATTCGTGCAATCTGCCAGTCAATCAGTCCCAACTTCTTAGCCAACATCAAGCCCGTGATTGAGCGTGATGCTAAGACAGACCAAAAGCGGTTATCGGCTTTGAGGCCAGCCGCTACGTCAATCTTGCGTTGAGTTGTCAGGGCAAGTTCTTTAACAGGCTCCAGATTGCCCATAACGTACTGGAGGTAAGGCACAGCCGCTAACCCATAGTGTTCCTTTAGTGCGGCACTAAACTTGTCTGTCTCTTCCTTGGTTTCAAAGTTGACAGGTACGGCTTTGTATTCCAATACCCGTTGGGCTTCCGCTTGTGGCAGAGCCTTATACAATGCAACGCGCTCAATGATGCTGGTGTTGCCTGTTGTGCCGAACAAAGTTTTCCATGGCTTACCACGTACACGCTCAACGTTTCCCTTGGGCCCCATGCGATTACGTTGCATACCACTAGGAAGTTGATAGGCAAAATCAGACAGGTCTTTCGGTGCGGTGTTGGTCATCTCATCCATGTACACGCACAGGTTTTTGTAGACCTCAGCGCGATTCATCTTTGAGTTAAACGTATCCCGTTCTTGAAGCATGAGCAGATCAGGGTCACCCCATATCGAGGCACCTGCCAACATTGCTGTTGTCTTGCCAAGGCCGGAGCCCTTGCTGAATATGTGAAACGCCGCCGCATTGATTGGTTGAAACTCCATCAACACCGCACCGAATGACATACCCACAACAAATTGGTGCATCTCCATTCCCGCCCTGTTGTAGAACGACATGGTTTTCTTCCACTCTTCCAACGAACCTTTTGGGTTGAAGGCAGGGAATAGACCCGCAGTTGCACTTGAGGGTGAATTGATCTCCACGCGATCTTTGAACACTTCCATATTGCCAAGGCAAAAGGACGTGCCCTTGTCATCTGTCCAACCAAACTGTCTACGGGCTTCGTCAGCTTCAGCCGTAAACTGTAACTCGTTTACCCATCTCATTGTGTACTCCATCAACTCACCCACGTTCAAGACGGCAACGCCATGCGCGGCTAAGTATTTTCTGAACTCATCTTTAGTTCCTACCGCAGTCAGAGGTAACGTGAACTCACGCACCCCGTCTCTTGGCAGGTGCAATCTCATCACCAACGCCTCACCCAATTCGGGGTCTTTCAAACGACGAACAACGTACAGGTCATTGAAATAAACCATGACGTCTTTGTCTTCGCCTTCAGCGTTCTTGGAGTGCTTGAACACCCCACCATTCTTCCCACGGAAATACGGGTGGGGGTACTTGGGTATGTTGTACTTGATAGGGGTTGCGTTGTGGATACCAAGCGGCTTCTGCACCACTACGTTATCCGCTTCCTCAGCCTCTTGTACTTCTCGCCCAAGCGAAATGGGTGACTTAATCTTGCCCCAATGTTGACAGTTCGTGCAGACATCAGGGCGGTACTCGTCAAAGCGTTCGCACAGGTATGGGCCTTTGATCAGGTCAACCTTGGCTTCGGTACGCTCGGCAGTGTATTCCTCATGGTTGCATGAAATCTTGTGGATGGCTTTACCCCCATCAACACAGAACTTAGCAATAGATAATGCGGCTCGCCACAGTGGTTCAGAGATGTTGTTTTGATTCATCACCGCTTCGCCAATCTGCGCACACCCACTACCTGCCTGAGTCTTAATCAAGATGGTTTTGAAACGGCTGACGTAACTACCCGACAGGGCTTGCATCATCGCGTCCGCTTCACGGGGTGCGTACTTCTTGGGTGCAAGCGGTACGTCATCGTCTCCAATCAAGTTGCAAAACAACTCAAATGGAATTGGGTCAGCAGGGGAGCCGACAAACACCACATCTTTCGGTGGAGTGTCTTTGTGATTGTGCGTCAGGGGAACTCTAAGCACCCGAGCCGCATCAGCAGTAACCGCAGGGTCACCATACATATTGTGTTCACGGCATAGTCTTTTGAACCGCTCCGCAACAGGAATCCATGTTTCACGTGAAACAGGTTCAGTCAGTGGCCAGTACACGTGAATACCACGCCCTGAGTTTACGAGTGTTGGCTTCGGTAGTCTTACTGTTTTGCAGAACGTACGTAGTGCTAGTAACGCGTCTGCTTGTGTTTCGTAGTCCTTTGACGGCCCACAGTCTAAATCTAAGAAGAACGACCTAAGTTGTTTTACGTTGGGTACTTTACGAGACCCCGCCTCTTCAAACGTACCGAGTGCAAAATAAGCGTCATAACCTTCGTTGTCCAAATTGTGGGCGGCATGGATAACTTCGTCGAGAGAACTGTAGAACTTCTGCACCTTGCGTTCGTCTGATAAACGACCCGCAAAGACACAGTAGAACCCAGCGTCTCCCAACACTGCCTCCAAAAATGTTTTAGTTTCCATATCCGCCGATAGTTAAAGTGAATGAGATAACCGAAAGGTGGGGGTACTAACCGCTCGTCCGCAAGCATGTTGCACGGCTTTCCCCCCAAATTTTAGTCGTCCCAATCACCTACGATGTCGGCAATATCAGACTTCTCAGCCGCAGGGGTTGCGGCCTTCTTTGTTACCTTGATAGGTTCTTCCACTACTTCTTCGGCTTCAACTTTGGCAGGTGCGGGTTTTGGTGCGGCCTTGGGAGCGGGTGCGGCTTCGATGGCTTTCGGTGTAGGAATTACGCCATCCATCTGTGACACGTTCAAAGTAATCGCCTTGATGGTATCAGCGTGGTCACGCATCTCTAATGCAATACGCAACTCTTCTTCTTCCAATGCGCGTACTGGCTTGAAGATCAACTTAGGTGTTGCGCTGTCAATGTCAAAACGCATCTCGGTCACAATGCTAATGGCATGTGTGTTGTGTGCCTTGAGGTAGCGACCATAGGCTTGCAGTGGCATCTTCTTACCTTCTGCATCACCGAACACGGATGTTGATGGCAGGTTGATTTGATAAACTTCTTGCTTGTTCAACTCGCTCTCGATCATCACAGCAATACGCTGTTGGAATCGGCATGCACGGCCTTCACCGCTTGCGGCAGAACCCTTAACGTGTTGTGGGCAGTCCTTGCAGAATGACGCTTGGCGCTGATCTTGTGGGACAGCAGAGTCAGGGCGTTGGGTATCAGACGACCAACATGTTGGCTTGGTAATCTTGCCCTTTTGGTACACGCCCTCAAAGAACATACGGGATACGGGTGCGGCATTGACCAACACAACGTTCATTGCACGTTCTTCGCTAACGCGAACTTCTTTACCGCCAATGAATTCGCGGAACGCACCGCCTTCAATGGAGATGCGACGATTGCCGCTACCTGTGCTACCCGCAAGGGTGCTTGTCAGGTTGTCTTCGATACCGCCAAGCAGTGCAAGGGCGGCGTTGTTGGGTTTACCAAAAAGTGTTAATTCGCTCATTTCGTTCTCCGGTTAAATATCTTTATCAGTGGTTGTAAAATCAAGTTCAAGTTGGACGGGTTGTCCATCATCAGGTTCAATCATCTTCACGTCGTTCTTGGGTGTGCTAGAAAGGGCGGCTACCACTTGGGACACATTGAAACGATAGGTGTTGCCTACCTTCACGTATGTATCTTTGGGGATATAGCCCTGACGCAACCAAGCACGGACAGTCGAGACTGAGACTGTGAATTGTTTAGCCAACGCTTCGATTGGCACAAACGGTTCTGTCATCATTTCCTCCGTACAGTTATGGTGTATTCGCTATCCACGTTGAGACCCGGTGGTAGCAGTTCGGGATTGGCCTCAAGGAACTGTTTCATGTTTCCTTGGTGCAAACGCTTTTCAAGTAAATCGGGCACGTTGTTTTCTACAACAAACTTGCCCATGGACTCCCAATCGTTTGTCCAGTAACTTGTCTTGACTGTCCTGTAGAACAGCCCTTCCTCGGTGCGTACGCTTTCGAGGTTCTGATTCTTGCAGTACACGAGTAGTGCCGCCTTGACCTTGTCCATCTGTTCCTTGAGCGCCTTCTCTTGAGCATCGAACTCGGCTTTGAGTTCGGTCTTCTTGGCGTTCATCTTCAAATAGACCTTGACCAACTTGTCTACTGGTATTGCAGGTGTTGTTTCTTCTGTCATCTTCGTTCTCCGTTTGGTTATTGGAATCTATATTATAGTGGCTTTTACTCCCTTATTCAAGTATTTCTTTGTAAAGATCAACTATTTTTGTGTGAACGTCTATTTTATTATCTAGTAAGTTGTAAACGTGTCTTTCTACACCTGACCCCACAAGCTGTACCACTGTTGTTGGGTGTCGCTGGCCTGATCGATGAACTCGGGCGTTGGCTTGTGCGTACGTCTCAAGGGACGAGGTTGGCCCCCACCACACCACAGTGTTTGCGGCAGTCAGGGTTACGCCATGGGCGGCTGACTGGGGTTGGATGACAAGCACCCGTGTGTCATTGGGGTCGGTTTGGAATCTGTTGAAGATGTCGGTGCGTTTGTTCAAAGGCACATCACCACTGATCACTTCTGTCTTGATGCCCTCGGCATTGAGTTTGTCCGTCAGGATAGTGATCACGCTTTTGAACGGCACAAACACTAAAACCTTTTGGCTTGCCTCTTCAATAACTTCTTGCAGTACGGCATAGCGGTTCTTGATGTCAAACTCGACTGTCTCTCCTGTGTCGGTGTACACCGCACCACAAGATATTTGCAAGAGTTTGCTCATGTTTACGGCAGCATTGACTGACGTAATTTCTTCCCCTGCGGCTTGCACCACCATACGCTTCTTGAGCAGATCGTAGTACTTCTGCTGTTGCTTGGTCAACTCGACTGTACGCTTGACGTACGTCATCTCAGGCAAGTCTAGGCACTCATCCTTGGTGAACCTGATCGCAGGTTGCAGGGCGTTGAACACTGTACTTGTTGCGTTCTCTTTTGCCATCCACTTGAAGTTGGTCAGCTTGAGCATGACCATGTCTCTGAATGATGAAAAGAAACGGGGCACACCTTGTGGGTTGACTAACTTAGCCAAGCCATAGGCATCTAAGGGGGACTGAGCGGCAGGGGTGCCCGTCATCATCCACAACCACGTATCGGGCTTGACCAAACTGTTCAGCACCTTCCACCGCTTTGTCATGCTGTTCTTATAGGCGTTGGCCTCGTCAACAACAATCAGATCAAACCCACCCCGTGAGATGTCATCAGCAACGATCTCAACACCATCGTAGTTAATGATCACAAATTCTGCTGTGCCGTTGATGACTGCTTGGCGTTTGTTCTTTGCACCATAGGCAATGTCCACCGAGCGGTGCATGGCAAACTTAAATAGGTCGGCTCTCCATGCGGAGTCCATAATAGATAGGGGGGATATGACAAGCACGCGTCGAATACGCTTCTGCTTAAGCAGATAGTCTGCCGCCCAAATGACTGAGCCTGTCTTGCCTGTGCCCTGCTCGTTCAAACAGAACGCACGTTTGTTGAGGGTGAGGAAAGCGGATGTTGTTTTTTGATGTTCAAAGGGTTTGTACTGACCCGGCCAGTTGTACTGTCCCAAGATGGGACTAGGCACCCCTTTGATCTTGAGGTTACGCAGAACTTGGGCTTCGTCTAAACCCCACTTGACAACAACTTGATTGTTGGATAGTTCTTTGCTTTTAGGAATGACTGTAGTGACACGTTGCGGGTTGCGCAGTGTCAACAACAATGCTTTGTTGTCTATGATTTCCATTCGTTCTCACTTATTTTTTATAAAGCATATCGAGCAGAATGGGGTCTCCAATCTGCTCGACGTGCCAACTTCTTTTTGTCAGTTCCTACGCGAAAGTTTTTTACGTATGCTGACTGGTGCGGTTAAAGGGTTGAAAACAATCAACAAGGAGAAACACCCCGAACGGCACACTCACACCTAACTGCCGTCCTATTAAATTCCAATTTAACGCATTACTGCGCTGTCGTCAACTAGGTTTTTTACCACCTGCTTCGCGAACACTGTGTCCATTACGTGCGCGGTTTTTTGCAGGTGCAAGCAGACGCAAGCCTGTCTTGTTGGAACCACCCTTTGACAACATCTTGACGTGGTCAATGTCCTTGCCCTCGCGCTTGTCGGCCTTCCCGTTCCCGTTCTTGTCGGGGGAACTGGCATCCATCTTTCTTCGCGCACGTTGGCGTTCCATGCGGTCGGCAAGTTCGCCCCGCTCTTTCTGCTTC